TTCAACCGCATTTTCTTTACTAAAAACTGGCACCAAACAACTCTTATGTAATACTGCAATTCCCAAAAGATTGTCGCCCGTATACTTGTTCTCTTCCTTTTTGAAACCATTGCCGATCCTGTCAGAAGTAGGAATAGTCCTACGACTATCGTACACAAACTGGCTTTCTTCTACCACACGCTTCTTGGACTGCCTCGCCTTGATCTGATCGCTGTGTAGACCACGCTTTCGAAGCCAGGCTTCATGTTCAGCTAATGCTCGCTTTTGCGGTGCAGTAAGTTTCTGCTTGATCTTACCCTGATTAATGGTACTCACGAATACAGGTGCTAGATGCATTGACATTGATTAATCCTTATGCAAGACTTTACGATTGGCGAGGTTGCAAGACCCGCATCTGCGTTCTTGAATGGTCAGCTTATAGATACTATGCTCACGAATAACTTCGGGGTCACTATATTTGGTCCACTTATGCCAACCAAACCTACACCAAAAATTCGTCACCAGTAACTCCTCATCACGCAAGGTCCGAAATGTGTTTTCTTTCGTTGCATTCATGTTATTATAATAGCAAGTTATCTACCCAATGTCAACTAAAAAGATAAATAAAAGTGAAGATCGCGGCACTGCAATGCCCATCCCCTCTAATACTGTTAAGGAGTATCAGCAATGACTATTTATTTGTACAAGAAGACCCACAACAAAACTGGGCTGCAATATCTCGGAAAAACCAAACAACAAGATCCTCATACTTATCAGGGTTCCGGCACACGATGGGGTCAGCATATCAAGAAGCACGGCTATGATGTTACTACTGAAATATTAAAAGAATGCTCTACACACGAAGAAGTTAAAGAATGGGGCGGCTACTACAGCAAACTATGGAATGTTGTAGAAAGCAGAGACTGGGCTAATCTGAAAGAAGAATGTGGTGACGGCGGCGCCCAAATAATGACAGTAGAATATAAAGAAAAGATTGCGGCTGCAATGAAGGGGAGAATCTTTACGGAAGAGCATCTTAAAAAGTTATCTCTCGCTCATAAGGGCCACGCAGATTATAGAACTCCGGAAACTAAAGCAGAAGCAGCCCGTAAAGCATCAGCGAAGTTAAAAGGCGTTAAGAAACCAAAAGGGTTCGGAGAAAAGGTTAGACAGGCTAATCTTGGGAAAAAGATGACAGTGGAGGCTAAGGAAAAGATGAGGTTAGCTTGGACTCCTGAACGCAGAGCAGCCCAAGCGGCCCGTACAAAAAAACTTAACGCAGATAGGAAACATAGACCTATATTAACCTGTCCACATTGCGGCAAGCAAGGTAATGTAGCTATGAATCGCTCTCACTTTGATAACTGTCACATCATAAAACCAAAAGGAGTAAGGCTCCGAACCACTAGCCGATCGCGTCCGATAGGATATATAGTTACTTCCCCCGAAAGAGAAATAACTACTATAGATAACCTTAGAGAGTTTTGCAGGAACCATAGCTTGAATAGCGGAGCGATGGTGGAAGTGTCCCTGGGTAACAGAAAACATCATAAAGGATGGACTATTACGCGGCTTCTGTAATGTGACGGCACGCCCTTCGGTACGAATAGCCCGCGCATGTGCATTGGGCCCTTCCGTTTTCCCGCGTGACAACATAAGTATCACCCTTAGAACCCTTCACGACGATCTCAACACGATCCGACTTGACAGGCGCATAATCAACAGTAGTGTCATTGACAGATACGATGTCTTCACGACGAAGACGGCGAATAGTATGATTAGGCTGATCAGAAGTAATACCGACCTCGTCTACGCCATACCACCGCTCACGAACGATAGTACCGGTATATACATTAAACTCAGGAATACGGACATTCACTGCGTACAGATCACGCATAGGCCAGAGAACATTCTTGACCTTGATAGTAGCTAAGTTACCTTCTTTGAGCATATCCATCAGTGTTACTCTCGTTGACTATAACTAACTTTACGCCCAAAGAAGGTAGATGTCAATAGTTTTCTTCATCCGGCTACCCATTTTTTACCAATCCTTTATTCCAAGGAATATGACCATCTTTGAATGTGGTTTTAGTTGGTCGTCCGGTCTTTATCCCCTTGCGAAACTGTCCCATATATTTGTTCCTGCACGGAGGAGAACACGCTATAAGAGGATCATGTAATCTCTTATCCCCCGCGGTGTATTCTCTGCTGAATGGTTCACCGCAACATTTGCAGTTGCCTGTTACTGTCATCCGTTCTTTCTTCTGTCTAGGAGTATATGGTCTCTTTTTTCCTTTCCAATATGCTCCTCCCTGTCCGCCATCAGTTCCGTTTCGTAGTATACCGGTATTATTATCTAATCTTCCCCACCATCGTATAAGACGGCGTTCCAACGCAAATGCACCTAGTTCGGTTAGTCCGGTTTCAAGAATGACAATAAGAGATTTATCTTTTGGCGACTGCATAGCATCACTATTGCGGTGTTTCCAGGCTCTATTGCCGGTACCCTTACCAATATAATAAGGGGTACCGGCTTTAGCAGTTTCGGAATCTTTGCTGCGAATATACGCATATATGTAGTAATTAAGCATTATCGTTCTCCTTTGAACGATAACACTATTATAACGGCACACTGACTAGGAGCCCAGAATCTTAAAGTCAGTTAGTATTATCAAATAGTATTTATTCTAACGGTGTACAGACTAAACACCCTGTTCTTAAAGTCTGTTAAGTAGCACCACGCTACAAATTTATTTATACATAGCAGTCATGGTGCTACTAATTTTATTTAATGCACGCCGTGACTCTGCGTGACGACCTTCTCAATAGGTGTAGAGGACTTGAGTTCCAGCAGCCGCATATTAGCACCCAATTCATCATTCATATACTGAATGAGTTTGTTGGTAGCGACTAGAACAGTGTTGAATGCTGGTTCATAGTCATCTGATATCGGATTTTCCGGATGCCCTTCATTGTAGTTTTTGATTGAGGTCTCAAAGGTCTCATCCTTATTGTTACCAGTAAGATCGTATCTATCGTGAATTACATGAACAGGAATATCTACGACCCAGACCTTCTTGTTGGGCCAGTCAATGTTGCTGTTCACATTGTAAACGAAACGATCCACATGCGTATACAGACTCACAGCCCCTACAATCTCATACCACTTACGTTTGATGATGGGGAAAATTGAGAATGGATGCGTCAACATTCCAGCAACGATTGTCCTAAGCAGGGGCATTGGATGAGAATTGTAGCTATGAATAATAGTATCCCATCCCTTAGTCTGCATGATAGCGTCGTCGTTCCAAACAAAGATCCAATGACCTTTGCTCAATCCTGCAAGGGTATTGACATACATGTTCAGTTTCTTATACCCTAGCCGATTAAACTGAAAGAGCGAAGCATTAGGAAAATTGGGAAGGATTTCTTTCTGAACATATTCAATATGCTCTAGGTCATCGTTGTCCATTCCTAATAGCAATTCAATTTGATCTGGCTTATCTGCTAGATCAAGCAAGCTCTTGATAGAATTTAGAAGGGGTTCTTTCCGTCCCCTAGTTGGTAATAAGACACTGATTAACATTTTCGTTCCTGTAAAAATGGTGGGTCCCGAAGGACCCACCCTGTATCACTACTTAGTCGTTTAGGGGGAACGGTGAAACAATTACACGAGGTTCCATATAGACTGGTTGAACATCGTCCTTGCCAGGAACCTTGCAGAGAACCCAAGTACCTTCTGCTTGCGGGGGGCTGTACAGTCCATTCGGATCTGCCTGCGGCGTCGCGATGTAACCACCGCTAGAATGAAATTCAACCTTCTGCGGATTTGTATATTGAGTAGAGTAGGGAAGACCGTAGCCAATAGAGTCACACAGCTTGTGCAGATACCCGTTCATATCCTGAGTGTAGGCATAAGTCACAAGATTGGGCTGATCTCGGAGTTCAAGAATGTCCTTCATCAAACGCTTCTCTTGGAAGTTCTTGATAGCCGGAAGACCAACCGACTCGACACTTTGCTTACTCAATTCTTCTTGCTTGGCATTCTGAATCTCATCAGACGACGCCTGATACGGTCCACATGCAGTGAGCGAGATAGAAGTTGCAGCGAGAGCAGCGATAGCAATAAACTTGTTCATTTGATTTTCCTTACTTCACAGATTGATAGAAGTCACGAAGATCAGCCGGCATTTTGTCTTCCGGATAAACTTCAAAACGATGACGAATGATAGGACGCAGCGTAGCCTTACCAGCTTCGTCAGAAGTC